CTGTTTTAATTTTATTTCGAGACGCTTTAGTGGCGGCTACCGGATCGACTGCTGCTTCTTTTTTAGGCTCTACAACAACAGGAACTTCCTCTGCCTCAGTTTTAGTGACTGTTGTAGGTTGTTTGGCCTGTTTGCCATTAAATTGATCGACTGCGTTTTCTACCTGTGCTTGTTCTTTCTGGGTTGCTTCAACAATCTCTTCAGGCGATTTCCCTTCGGATCGGAGCTGTTTTGTTTTTCGTATTTTTCTAATACCAGAAATCAACACCTCTAGGATACCGCCTAACGCTAGGCCCTCCACAGCGTTCTTTAAGCGGCCTTCCAGCTCGCTATCGGTCATGTCACTAGCAAGGTACTCAGTGATAGGGTTTTGTAGAGCGGGGTACGCTTCGATTAAATTAGAAAGCCGAGCATCATGTCCGTCAAACACGGCGAAGTCAGCAACCGCCCCATAGGCTGCTGCTTCTTTGACAGACATACTTTTAAGTTTTTTACCTGTCAGGCTTGCTAGAGTTCTGGCTTTTCCTGCTTTAGATAGTTTAGCAGCCTTCCCAACTTTACCTGCAACGCCTAAACCTGCTGTTCCTACAAATCCGACCGCAAAGCTAGTAATACCTTCTGTAAGGCTTCCTATCCCTGTTTTAGAAGTCCCCAGCCAATCATCCCCTAAATTATAGTCAACTCCGGGGATGATGTTCCCTACTTCGGCTATTTCCTCAACAGCCCCCGCCACGCCGCGAGGTAGACTGAGCGCAACATCGCCAATAGTCCCAAGAACTCCCGGCCCTTCTTCCTCGGCTTCTTTCTTTTTCCGCTTTACGTCTATGTCCTCGTAAACGGAAGAGGAGTACGGTTCGCTTAATAAAGCATCTCTAAGGGTGCGTTCTGCCATGTTTAATTTTCTTTGTTAAGGGGATCAACAGGAGAAAGGAATTTTCTCTGAAACTCTTCTAGTTTTTCCCGTTGGTGTCGTTCAAATATGTTCTTGTTTCGCTCTCTCTTGTTGGAGTAGTCCACATAGTCAACAATCATGCCTCGTTCGCGTAAAATACTAAGCTGCGCTTGTACGAAAGTCTCTCTGACAACTATTTTTTCTTTGTCATCCATACCCTTTTTAAACAGCCCCATTTTCTCTAAAGCGAGGTCTATTTGAGATGGCTCCCCTTTAGCTAAATTTTTGTCATGTAGCTCTACCTCATATTTAAGCTCGGCTGTGTGTTCAAACATAGGAACAGAAGAAGGATTGGGCACTGCTTTAAGAGGAACAGGCACAAACCCTCTGTTGATCCGCACAACTTGGCTATTAGCGTCTAAATCTTTAACGTACAGCTTTCCTTCCATGACCTCCCTGAGAGACAATCCCATCAACGGGACAAGCTGGTTTAACGAAGTTTCAAGTTCAGCTCTATCGTCATCGTCTAGCTTTTTAGAAAGAAACGGAAGAGCGTTCCGAACGTCAGCACCGGGGTATTTATTTCCTGAAGAAAGTTTTTTTAGTATTTGGTTAGCCTGAGACCTTGCCTCTCTAGTAACTGCTTGGTTCTCGTCTTGAATGACCTTTAAAGCGTTTCTAAAGTTACCTGAGACGTTTTTCTCATACCTTTGCTCCGCTACTGCTAATTGCTCGAAAACTGTTAAATTCTTATCTGGTACAGCGTCAGTAAGGCTTTTCAAAGCTATTCTGCTCTTTTTCCGGATTTCCTGCTCTTTTTGAAGTAAATCAATAGCATTTGAGTCAGGGCTATACCAAGATGTCTCTGCCGCTGCCTGTCTCTCTAATTCTCTGTCCTGCCATTGTTTTTTGAGAGTTTTTTTCTGGTCAGGAGCAGATAGGTCTACCATCACCTTCTTAGAGGCTTCTATAATTGCCTTTTCAGCAGCAGTCTTTCTAGCCAAAGCATCTTTTGTTGCCAGCTCTTCATTAACACCTAGCCAATCTTTATGTATTTGAACGGCAAGTTCAGTTACTTTGCCTTTAAACTCAGCTTTTAATCTGGTTATTTCTTTTTCTTGCTCCGATCCCGGCGAAATGTCGTTTAGGTCTATTTCTCCCTCAACTCCAGCTCCTAAAATAGCAATTTTTTCAAGTGCGTTAGCGTTTAACCGCTCCATTTCATAGAGTTTATTATTTCCAGAAATCTCTGGATAAGCAGACGCCTTGAATATTTCAGAGCTTAGAATAGAGTATGTGCTAGAGCTTATTCGGTTTTCATTCTCTTTTAGCCGCTCTTGAGCGATTTCTAAATTAGTGACTCCTTCTTCTGTTGTAGCCACAGGATTCTGTAAAAGCCTGTTTATTTCTTTTTTAAGGTCATCCCCTTGCCCTTTTATCAGAGCAGAGCCTAGCTTGAACTCATACCAGTTATTGAGAAGGCTGGCTTCTGAGTAGGTATAAGGATCAAACTGCTTTGGAGACAGAGTTTTAGGAGAGCCATCTTCGTTTGTTTCATTAAGAAGAGGAACCTGTTCTTCGTACACACGAGCAATAAACTGCCGAATATCTTCTTGTTCTGCTTCAGGATTTTCAGCCAAAAAATCTACATATTTTCGCTGAATTACGGCATCTAAACGGTGTTTACGCTTTGCGTACATCGTCTCGCTCATCCGTTTTGCATTTTTAATAAGCTCTTTAATCACCGCCTCATCATCAGTCGCAAGCAAGGGAAGGTCTCCTCTTTGGTCTGAAGATGTCCCCACACTCATGTCCTCAAGCTCTTCAAAAAGCATTTCAGCTTCTTCAATCTGCTCTTCAGAAAGAAGTTTTTTGATTGCGCTTACGGCAGCGGGGCCACTTAGCTCTCTGTAGTTTAAGCCTAAAGACCTGACTAACTGCACCTGCTGGTCGATTTGGTCAATAAACTGGCTGGTTAGTTGCTCTTTATTGCCTTTTTCTTCAGTCCACTTAGGTCTGGAATCGAGCCAGCGATCTACAATAGTCCCAAAATTAGACTTAAAACTTTCCGCTGAAACTTCGTCAAGTCGTTCGTTATGCAGAGCCTGAGAACGCTGGATAAACTCAGCTTTTACTTTTTGGTTTTCGTCAGGTGCCCATATCCAAAATTGCTTACCATATTTTGATTCAAGACGTTCGCTCTCATCCGCAAGTATGTCCCGCCGAAGTGCTTCGTTATCAATCTGATCACTAACAACAGCAGACTCTTCTATTCGTCTAAATACTGAGTTACGGAAGTCAGTAGAGATAATGACTTTTGCCATTTCTCTTTTTAGGTAAGAATGAAAAGCAGGAGTAGCAGTCGCAGGGATGACACCCATATCAACTAGCTTTTGCATTTCTTCGGTGTTACCCCTCAATACACTTGAAGCTGCACTTGGAAGGTTTAAATCTCCTCTATCCCCTTTACTTCCGTATGAGGCACCGCCAGTTTCGCTCAAAAAACTATCTTCAAGGCTAAGTCCAGAAGCTACTTCCTTAGCCAACTGCTCTGCCTCTTGATCCTCTCTGGCAGCTTTCCTTAACTGGCTATTAGCAAAGGTTTCCCCAAAGTCCTTTAGGCTCTTAGCCAGCTTAGTCAGCTCGTTGGTCTCAGGAGGGCGAGTGGCAGCTATAGGGCGTGTTTGGACAAGCCCCGGAACGCTTATAGCGGGAGCGTAGCCAAGCCCTCGGTACTCTTTGCGTTCTGTGATTTTCTCTGCCATTTCTATTTTCTAAGGTCTTGCCGTCCAAGCACTGAGTCTGTAAATGAAAAATCAGCCCTTTGGGTTGCTGGAATGCCTTGCGTATCTATCTGATACTTTCTCTGAGCAAAGTCGTAGGTCTGCATTCCAGCTCCAGCCAGATCAATAGCCAAATTAGCAAAGCTAGGACGGCTTACCGGACGGTTTATATCCAGGATCCGCATAGCACTGCCTGTACGTCCCGATTCAATCTCTCGCTCGTAAGCAATGTTTTGAAGCTGACCTTGGCGGGTCATGCTTTCATAAAAGTCCAGCTCTCTGCGTGTTCCCTCAGCCAACAAAGCATCCACGGAGGCTCCTGAAATTCCTGCCTCTCCAGCCGATACAATGCTGCGGGAGGCCATCGCTCGGGCTTCTTGGGAGACTTTGGCTAACTCTCTGGCTCGGGCTTCCTGCTCGTCCTGTTGACGCATCCGCAGGTTAGTCTCAGCTTGCTGCTGGCGTTCCCGCTCTGCTCCCATGAGCTGCTGCTGGTAGCGTTCCTTAGCAGAGGCAGCTTGCTGCTGTCCTACATGATTAGCTACCGAAGAGGCGGCCGTTGTAACTGCCATAAATGTAACAGGATCACACATATTACTTTTTAACTTTTAATTTGCTAAATTCGTAGAAGTCCTCCCCATTACTTCCAAATCCTGTGAGTTTGTTTACAAATGTAAATCCAAGCCACTTTAGCCATTGGATGTGGACGGTATTATCGCAGTGAACAATGTTCAACAATAAATCGTGGTTTTTGTGTAACTGATCCACCCAGTGTTTAGAGTGACGGCACAAGGTGTATTTGATTTCCCTTATCATTGGCGAAGATAAAAGCCCGATAGCGGCCACGTTAGGGCATATTTCCTTAGTCCCAAAGATAGCCACAGGGTGATTGTTTTTGCTTACGGTGAAGCTCAAGTCAGCCTCCATAACGTGTCTCTGGAGAACCACTGACATAGCTACATCGTTACCAAGCAAAGCTCTCATCTCATTAACATCCTCCACCCTAAGCTCTTTCGCCACCTGCAAAGCATCCGCCTGAGTAGCAGGTTTAACCTTAACTCCTGAGCTATAACGGATGGGTTCATCCTTAATTATATCTGCGGTTCCGCACAGCATAGATCGCTTCAAATTCCAAAGATACGAGGGACGAGGGGAAAGGTGAGTCGTTAAGAACGGAGATATTAACTTGGTCGTTTTTCGCGTATACGGGAAAACGGAAAACCCCATCTTGGATAGAATCAGTTTGACTGCCCAAGACGGCAGTTCCGGTTCCGATGGATCGTCCGTTGTAGACATAATCAAAAGTGTCTCTGTTTTCAGGAGTCACGCGAACCTTAAAGTATCGACTATCGTTGAACACTAGTACCCCGTGCCTAAGCTGGTAGCGGCCCTGAGCCACCATAGTCTGTCCTCTGCCACTAGCACTAGGTGCGCGGAGCTGGGGCCTGGAAACATCATAGGTCATGGTGTAGGGAACCCCGATGAACACTGGCTGGTTGGTGTAGTTTCCATTGACCACTAAGGAAGTGCCCGACTTAGAATCCACATCCAGCAGAACGCCCTCTGGTAGTTTCCTCTCTACAGTTCCCTGAGGGTTAGTCCCAATGACATTCTGGTTACTTCCTGCATCTGGATGAGGCCGGGACACAATCTGGATTGTATCGTTGTCTACGTTGTAGGGGCTAGTAAACGTAGTAGTGTCATCAGCGGAGCTGTAGGTTCCCCCAGATAGCGCTGCTCGGCGGTCTAGCAGGGTCACATACTCACTACCAGTGTCCTGCTGACCCGCCTCAATATCCATCGACTCCAGATAAACACCATCACTGCGCTCGATTACCGCATACAAAGTGGAGTCAATGAAGTTGGTGTTTAAGACAGTTGTTCCAGAGCCGAAGTCGAACTTAAACCAAGCTGATTGGAGTTTGTCAGAGCCGTTAAAGAAGTATTTGTAGACAAAGACTCCATTAGTGAAGCCATCAGTCTGTGCAACAAGGATTTGCTCATTATCCGCAGCCGTGATCTGGGTCAGGTTTCCGCTGAGATACTTAGGAACTTGGGCAGTTATGTCAGCCCCGTCGAAAAACTGGGTGTCAGGGTTAATAAAATACTCCTGAACACCACTGAACTCATTGCGCGGAAACCCAAAGTATACGTTTCTACCTACTGCTACAGGGTCAGCCGTAGTAGAGACTGTGTAAGCTGTGGACTGTTGGATAGACACGGTTTTAGGCGTAAGAAGGTCAGCAGCCTGTAGAGTGAACTGAGTCTGGTCAGCAAACAACACAAGGCGGTCATAGAAAGGAACCGCAGCAAACAACACACTAACCTTGGTCGAACTCGTACCAATATTAATCATGTCCGAGTCAAGGAGCTGTGTGACTGTAGTGCGCCAGAAGTTAAAGTATTCGGAGGCTTCGCTAAATATGACATTCTCATCTGCTACGAAACCAAGACGGTTTTTGAAAAAGAATACGTCTTTGATCTTCTTACCTACAAAGGAGGCTGCGGGGTTGGTATCATCATCCCCTACTAATCGGTAGGCCCAAGTAGCTTGCTCAAAGGTAAATGTCCCGTCTGCATTACGGACAAGCTGGTGAGGCATTAAGGAAGAGTCATACTCCTTATCAATGCCCGGAGCTGCTGTTTCCTCCCACTGACCTGAGCCTCCGGTTCCATCGTCAGCCGCAAACTTAACCCAGTATTCGTCTCCATCTTCCTCTGGGTCTCCTACTATCTTAATGATGTAGCCGTGTTTATGCTCAACAGGTAGGTCAGTAAAGTTTTGCACTGAGCCAGTAACATTTTTGATAAAGTTACCAGCTTTTGAGTCCTCTACTGAGCAAGTAAAAGCAGTAGAGTCGTTTTTTACTATGTGAAGCGTAGACCCATACTGAGTAACCGTAAAGGTTCCAGAACCTATTTGAGTTATTAGATTATTTGCAATAGTTTCTGGCTGAATACTACTAGAACTACTGTCCGTATTGGAGGGCGTAGTATAGCTGTAAGAAGTGCCGTCTAAAATCACCTTGTAGGAAACTGAATAATCTCCCTGAGCAATGAACACAGAGGCTTCTTCACCTTGCGTAGTTGTCTGAGCTGAACCTAAAGCTACGGTTTTGGTCTTATTAAGGACAAACGTGTAGTCAGCTACGGTCAGGCATTTGATGTCTGCGTTAGGGGTAGTGGTTGTTATGTATCCTACGCCGTCAGGAGTGGTTACAGTTTTTTCAGTCCCATTGATGTCAAAGACTTTGACTGAGTTGTTCTGAAAGATAACCACATACCTCTCATTCAAGTCCCTGTTAATGGTGTGGACTTTGGTATCCCCTACGCTTCCGGAAATAAGCTGAGAAACGTGTTTGAGGGGAGGACGTTTAATAAGCCCCTCCACCAAAGAGCTGTACCCATTGATCTGTTCTTCAGATTGAGAACCATACCGGAGTCCATCAGCTTGCTGACTAACACCAGATACTAGGTTCGGGATGGAGGTGGATATTAAGGACATTAGCGATTGATGACGTTGTAGGCGTCCAGATTATCAAAGATGGTATAATCGGCGGTTTCATCATCGTAGTCCTTTAGAGTGGCTAGAGCGGTAGCTTCGTCAGCCGCCAGCACCCTTAATAAGTCTTGAGAACCCACCACACGGTCTTGGAAAATTCGACTAGCCCGAACAGTAATGTAGTTCCTGGCAGGTTGGGGAAGGTCGGTAAAGTCAAGAAGAAGGACAATTTCCCCCTTCAGGTCTTGTGTAAATACAAATGAATGTCCTTTGCGGTCGTACATTTTGTTCCCGCGCTGAACAATGTCTAAGGTCGGATACAGCTCCGTCTTAATGTCAAACCGAACAGCCGTAGCAGGTAGGTTGATATGTCCGTTACCATCTTTGGTGATGGTATATTCAGGCTCAGTGTTAAAGTGCCACCCTCGGGACTGCACATCTCGGCTCACTTCATCAAGAATTTGCTTGGCTACCCGAGCGTCTGCTGTAGTTGCTGTATCTAGCTGGTTGATCGGGGCTTCCCCAATCGCAGACAACATTTGATTAACGGCTTCGAGTTCGGTGCTTAGTGTAAGACTCATATTTCGACTTTATAAACTACGCTAAAAAGAGGGGGCTGCAAGCTAAGATTGGGGAAGGAGCGGGATGAGGGCTTCCCGAAAACCCATCCAGATAACTTGCAACCCCCTTGCTAATTAGGCGTTACGGATTTCCACAGCGCACTCCGGGCGGAGGATGCCGTGACCCATAGCGTAACGGGCAACAAACAAGCTACCTTGGAACTCAATCTTCCGCTCAGATTCGAGCTTCAGGTCAAGCAGCTTCACAGTACCAACCGCACCCTTTTGGAAGGCGAGGATTTTGGTGTTAGTGAAGTCACCGTGGTAGGTGTTATCAGCGTTTACGCCCGACTCAGCCGAGAGGTTGGAGGTAGGCAGGTTGTTACTGGCGATGACACGCATACCAGCCACTTTAACCACTTCGCCTTCAACATAGCTACCCACAGCGTTAGCATTGCCAACGGCAGCGAGGTGCTGCACAAGCAGGTAGTATTCGGTTGGAGCCATCACCGCAAAACGGTCATTGCTCGGAACATCCTTCTCATCGAGAAGCTCGGCAGCATCGTAGATAGCGTCAGCAATCTCCGAACCAGTGTCCAGACCGGAAGCACCCTTATCGAGCTGCGCTCCACCATTACCACCAGTGATGGTAGCGGAGGCACGGGCTGCAAGAGCAACAACCTGAGCAACGGTTTGGTCATGCTTCTTAGCCAACGCACGGCCCAACTCAGTCGTGTAGATAGAGCGGACATCGTAGTGATTCATGGCTTCATCTAGCTCATAAATCATGGTGTTAGCGGTAAGCATCGAGTCGATGTTGATGACCTTCTCGTTAGCTTTGATCTGAGACAGGTAGCTATTGCCGCTGTCCAAGATGTTCTCACCCGCAACGTGGTAAGCAGCCGAAGCCACGCCAGTTACAGGGAATTGGGCCGACTTGCCCTGAGAAATAGTACGCACGACATGAAGAGGCTTAAACACGTTTTCGGTTTCAAACGTGGTCAGCACTTCGCCAGCGAACTGTTTCAGGAACAAGGCGGTGTTAGAGCCAGACGCATTGATCTGACCTAAACGTGAGGGAGTAGTAGAACTCATTCTCGTTTCCTTTGTTCAGTTTTTCAGTTGTAAATGTCCACAAGCACCCGCTTGCAGAGCTGGTTACTGCTGGTCACATCGTCTTTTAGCCGACTCCAGACAACGATTATCCGCCGTAACGGGTCGAAGGGCGTTCAGAACTAGCAGTTCGATATGCCTTGCTTAGTAATCCTAGTAGTTAACTAGAATTAAGTTACCATAGAAGTCAATCCATTTGTGGATTTAATTTGTTAAGTAGAGTTTTTTTGGCGGACTCGCTTTTTATACTCTTTTTTCTGTTCTTCAATTTTAGGCTGAACTTGAAGGAGCTTTCTAAAGAAGTTGAGCTGAGTGGTGAGTTTAGCTGCCTCAGCGTTTGATTTGGCTGCTTCAGCTAAGTCTTTTTTATACTCTAAATCTTTAAGTTTTTTGCGGATTTGTAATCTCGAGTAGGTCGATTTAAATGGAGTTTTAGGCATAGTTATTTTTTTGACTCAATTTGCTGTTCGAGTTTATTGATGTAAAGACCTAATGCTTGGACGAAGGCAGCACCCTCTTCAGATTCCACTGCCATCTCCATGCCCATCGGATGCTGCTCCGCTATCTCCCTGAACCCGTCCAACTTCACGCTCACGCCGCAGCCTCCGCTTACGAGCAGCAGCAATAAGATCAATGATAGCTTTATCTTTCTCATCTTTTCTTTGTTGAGCAGCACGGGCTGTTTGAATATCTCCTAACCGCTCTAGTGCCTCCAGGATCTTTGGCACAGCCTTCAAAGCAGCCGGGGCGGCTTGTAGAGCGGCTAGGAGCAGGGTTATCATTTCTTCTCAATCTCAGCGGCTTTGACCGCCCCTCTGGAATTGGAGTATCCAAGAGCTGCCAAGGCACTAGCGACGAAGGCTATTGATTTTTCAATACCTGAGGTTCCGGTCTCAGCGATCACACCGCTTCCATAGGCCAATCCTATTAGAACTGCTATTGTAGAGAGCCAGAACTCAGTTGTCTTATATCCGGGTCGTCTGTCCATTTTTTCTCCTTTGTTTGGGTTAGAGTATGTCTGATACCGCTAATCGGCGTTCTACATCCTGACGGAATGCAGGGTCACTTTTGTATCTAGGGTCTCTCATAAGCTCCACTAGCTCGGCGTTGCTCCGGATAGCCTTACCCTTGCCGTCCCCTTTCTGACCTGTGATTAGCTTGGGAGCAGACCCTTCACCAGTGGCAGCTTGGTAGCGAGCAAACATCCCTTGCACAGCTACCTGAGCGTCAGCTTGTGTCCCGCTCATTACAGAACGGTTATAGGCATCAAGTTCAGCCTCAGGGACGTTTTCTTTGGCCCACTCAATCATCGAGTTAAAGCTCTCTTGTCCTCCAATGGAGTCCATAACAGCCGCTTCTTCTCGGGAGTTTAGAGCTTCTTGACCAGCTATATAGCCATCTACTAGCTCTTTGGGGTAGCCCATATCAGCTAGTTTGTCGTAGCTCTCCTTGGCCAGCTCTCCTTGATCTTGGAGTTCTTGGGTAAATGGAGCAAACTTCTCAAACCACTCACCACTACTTTCCTCCTCCTGCTGGGGAGCTTCCTCTTCGGCAGTCTCTGCCTCTTCTTTGGGCTGTCCTAATTTGCTTTCTAGTTCCTTGTAGGCTGATGCTAAATCTTCAGCACTTTGGAACTTTTCTGGAAGCCACTCAGGGCGATCAGAGGAGTCAACGGCTGCTGTCTCCTCAGAAGCCGCTTCCACAATGGCAGCGTTTTCTGGGTCAGCAGTAGGTTGATTAGGTGCTTCCGCACTGGGTATTTCCGGTTGGACTTCAACGATGTCAGACATGATTCTCCTTCTTGTTTAGGTTGCCCTCAAGCCCTCATTTTACTTTTTATTAAGCCTGAGGAGATTCAGGTTCAGCGGGAGCTTCACCTTGGTCGGCCATTCCCGCTTCAGTGGCAGAGCGGATAGCCTGTGGCCCTAGCTTCTCAGCCATCTGGGCCATCATCATCTGCTGCTGCTGTTCTTGCATTTCCGCCTGAACGTCCTCCTGGGAGCGGATAAGCCCCTCGGTATCAATGCCAAGCGAAGTGGCTCGGCGGTTCAAGTAATCAGAAACATTCACATACTGCTGGATGGCTTCAGGGCCAAAAATTTGACCAACACCAGCCACAAACATATCCAGCTTATTAAGATCATTACCACGGCCAAGAGCTTCTACACCTGTGACGATCATCGGCTTAACCAGTTCACCCTTAGGCAGCTTAGGAAGTCGTTTCTCTTTGGCCATCCGCTCCATAATGCGGGTGACTAGAGGAAGCTGGAACTCTTGGGACAGGATAGAGTAAGCACCGCCAAGGGCTGACTCCAACTCCTGAGCCATGAACCGGATTTCCTCAGCAGTAACTCGCTCGGCGTTCCGCTGCACGGCAGCATTCAACAAGAACGCATAGCTAAGTCTCTGCTCGATGGCCTCAGCCACCTCCTTGGCAACCCGTAGGTCAGCAAACTTATCAAGCTGCATCACGCTAACATCACTGCTCCGCCCCGAGACAAATGCCCCAGACGGGCTTTCAGCCAGAGCCTTGGCCTTGGTAGTTCCATTAGGATCAACCAAGATTTTGATGTTAGCTGATGCTGCCGCCAGCTTGACAATGCTTTGGGTAAGGGCTTCGAGACTCTTTAGGTCTCCAAGGTACTCCTCAACCAACCCACGGCCATAGTCCTCACCGTCCACCCGACTGTACCTGAGAGCAATGTAAGGGTTATCTTCTTCCTTAAAGTATCCTTCAGTGCCGGGGATAGCGTTGCCTTCTACTTCTTGCCAGACATAGAAACGGCCATCATCTTCTCGGCACACTGCCGTGTACAGCTCAACGGTAGGCTCACTATGGCCTGACTGACGCTGTAAAGCCTCCACATTAATTTGGCTCCTTACCTCTTCAGGCAGAGCAGTAGGAGAGATTGTTTCCTTGGTAGCTATGTGGAGGACATTGCCAAATGGGTCACGCTTGACGATGTAGTTTTCCAACTGGAACACACGGATGCCCCCCTCCTTGGGCGTGAACACAAGCACATTGCCACTGACCACCAAGTGCTTGAGAGCCTCGAACACGGGCACACGGAGGGCAGAAGTCTCCACCTCACGCATGACTGTACGCTCGATTTCGGACAGAGCCTTTTCTAGTTCTGTCTTAGATTCATCATCTCCGCCCATCTCTCGCAGCTTGTACCTATCCACACTAAGCCGAAAAAACGGGGAATTAGGTGGGAATAGTGTCAATAACAGCTTAGAGGCAAGATTATTGACGCCCCTAGCTCCGATGCCTTGGTAGGGAGTCTCGTACTTAGTGGCGTAGGAGTGACCCTCTGGTGGGACAAGGGTAGGGATAGTCAACTCAGCACAGTCCCTAGCCCGTTCAAGATAGGTCTGTCTGAGCGTTTCGCACTCACTATAGAGTGATTTAGCGGTTTTCCCGTTGTACATAGGCTTACACTGGGATATTTAAACCAGCAGTCCCAGAAGAGCTGGGAGCAGCTAGGTTAATCCTCAAAGCAGCTCGTCCACGCCTCCGAGATTTAGTAGAAGAGGTAGACCTTCGACCTGGAGCCTCAACCCGCCGCGCTGTGGGCGTAGGAGCAGGGGGCGGGAGCGAAGGAGGAGGAGGTGGTGGTGGTGGTTTAGGAGCTGAGAAACACATGGCTAGTCAATAATTATTCGTGAGTTAAGACAGTTTTATTTTGATCGTCAAACTTTTCTTTCAATAAATCCACGACTTGACGCCTACCAACAGCCATCCAAATCTCCCTCTCTGAGTCATCTGGACGGGGACATTGACTAGGAAAACGGGTCTCCAGCTCCTTTAAAAGAGTCTTAGTCACCCTCGGGAACGGCTGCTCTTCTTCCTCAAACGATGTCATCCAAATCCTTTGGTAGGTCGCCTTTGTCGATTTTATGTTTGGTCTCTAGTAAGGCGAGGCAGTTCCACGCAGCGGCTACGTCATGTCGCTCATCGGTATGACCACCGAGATGCTTAAACAAGTGGCGTAGCGCGGAGTCCACATAACGAGATAGGGGCTGGCCTTTTTCCCAGTTCCTGTTCCCGTACTTAATGGCTCCTTCCTCAAATTGTCGGGCAACCAAGAAGATGGCATGGCTTGGAAGGAGGTCATATCTACCCTTGCCTTCTCTGGTGTCCCTAACGCTGCCAGTATCAAACGCCTCGCGCTTGCCAGAGTCTTTAACTTTCACATTATCACTCATAACAATCATCCTCAAGTGGTTTAATTCCACATTCGATAGCAACTAGAGCTTCTATAGCGGCTCCTCTGCTTCCCTGCCATCCGGGCAAGAAGGTGATCCGGTCACACAGTAGTAGCTGTCCAATGTCAGTTTTCATGTATAGTTCTCTTGGAAGGTCGGTTTGACCATCGAAGTTCTCTGCGGGATTGACAGGCTCTAAACCAGCTTCCCGTAACTCTGCTGCCTTCTTATGGAAAGCTGGAAAGTTCCAATTGGGACAGCCTGTCATTGGCCCCGAAATGTAGACTTTTAGTTTGGAGTCCATAGGATGACTTCTTTCTTCTTATGGTTGTAGTCAGTACTCCTCAGGATGCGAGCCAGCCTAGCTTGAGACAGGGCATAGTCCTCACCAAACCCTGCTTTCTCATAAGCAGCCAAGATGGCTGACCAATAATCCTCAGCATCCTCAAGTATCTTTGAGGCCCGCTTTGGGCCAATACCCGGACACCCTGCATAGCCATCTGTAGCGTCCCCAGTTAGGCACTGGAGGTAGAAGTTGTAGTCAGCATCCTCTGGCTCAACATCGAACACCCCAATATCTGTGTTCCAATTAAAGTGGAGTCCGGGGATGGTGGCGAAGTCCTTATCAATCGAGGCCATCACACACTCACCTTTACGCTTTTTGGTAGCTGCAATGCCAATCGCATCATCAGCCTCAAGGTTATCTACTGACTTGGCTCCCAGCTCCTCGCGCATCCACTGGAGAAGCTCACTGAGGATTACAGGCTTACGCTTGTCTGCTCGGTTGGACTTGTAGGATGAGTCCACCTGGGTTTTACGGAAGTTATTAGAGTCACTCAGGAATATTTCTACAGAGGTTCCCTTGGTTATGTCCTTGAGCCACTTGATCCAGTTTACTAAGCGAGCCTTAGCTTCCTTAGCGTCAGCGTGGAGTGTCCACAAGTCATCTCCCCAGTTCACGGGCGTCTCTACTTGTGTGGCGTGTTGGTAGGCGACTATATCGCCATCAATTAGTATTGTTCTTTGCATAGTAATCAACTCTCTTTAACGCTGTTATTTGCGCTCGAATTTCTGCCTTCTCGTCTTTGTCTTCTGTATTGTAATAGGTGAGGGCTAATTTGATCTGAGGGAGTTTCTCAACAGAGTAGGGGCGGATTAGGTGCAAAAACCGTATAGCTTTCTCCCCGTATAGTATCCAACGAGAGTAGTCCCTAGCGTTTGGTCGGTCTTTGTAAGTACCGTCAGATGTTCTTCCTCCAAAAGCCTCATCCAACCTTTTTATTGAACGAGGACAGCAGGAGTTGATGGCGACTGTGAGCGAATGCCTGTTAAAGTTAACGCAGCCCTCGCCATCAAAATATCCAGCGAAGTAAGCCACCTCAGTTTTAGTAAGCGGTTTAATCTTTGTTGTTCCCATCCATTCACTTTCATTAGTGTGTTTCAGACCAGTTCTGGCCCACCTTGTATTCCCCATCCAATCGACACCGGAAGTTAAATGAACGTCCTGCATCTTGAATGGCCTTCACGGCTAACTGCCCCACAGTATCAGCCTTATCTTCATCTACCTCCAACTGCATCTCGTCGTGGATGTGACCCACAAGTGCATAGTCTCGGGCAAAACTCCATCCCTTAAATTCCAGATAGCGGTTAAGCAGGACGGTAGCCTGTTTCATAATCAACGCCCCTGCGCTCTGTAGGAGAGTGTTTAAGGCGGCGTGTGGACTTCGGACAGGAAGTTTCCTTCCGTCCAGACCAACAAGATAGCCTCGGGCTTCTACAGCCTGTTCAACTGCCTCCCGTAGCTTTTTAAGGGCAGGAGTCTTATCGAGGAACTCCTTCTTAATGCTCTTCCCTTCGGCCTGTCCTTTACCAATGATCTTACCAATCTTTTCGTCACCCGCTCCGTATAGGAAGGCGTAGATGAACGTCTTGGCGTTATCCCTTGTCGGAAGCCCAGCGGCCTTTTGGTTCGCCGTATGGATGTCCTCTTCAAGCAAGATTTTGGCATAGGCTCCACCATCATATCTCGCCATGTAGTGCGCCAAGCAACGAAGCTCCAATCCGCTCGCATCGCATCCAACAAGTTTTTTCCCTTCTCCAACAGTGAACAGTTCACGACATTCCTTTCCATACGGTGAGCCAGCGTTAGGTACTTGCGCTAGGTTTGGTTTGCTGTGAGTGCAACGGCCCGTCACCGCTCCGTTAGTTGTCACCCGTCCATGCAGACGCCCATCTGCTTTGACTAATTTAAGCCAAGCCTCGTTGCCTTCAGCAAGTTGGCCTAGCCGTTTCTGAATCATTAGGTATTCAAGAAGAGGCCCAGCCTCCTCATAGCCGTCCTTGGCTAACTCTTTCAGTATAGGCTCATCCACCCTAGCCCGCCCGTCAGGAGTGAAGTCGGCTGGCTTCCAGCCCCTCTGCATAAACCGCTTGGCTATCTGGTCGCGGCTTCCGGGGTTGAAAGGAATCCTTTTCTTTAGAGGCTCACCTTTCTCGATCTTTGCCAAAGCATTCTTCTGGGTTGTCTTGTTCTCCTTAGCCCAAGCCTTCGCTGCTGTGGTCGCCTCTGCCTTGGTTCGGTAAGCCTCCCCGTTAAAGTTCCATTTAGTTTTCTTCATTGTCTCCACCTCAGGCTGGAACACCTTCTGAAGCCTGTCCTCAATCTCAGCTCGCTTGGTGGTGAGGTTAGCAACTAGCTCCATTGCCTTGGGCTGATCTAAAAGAAACCCATGCCGTTCCTGCTGCTCAATGATGGAACCAAACTTATGCTCCAACTCGATAGCAGGTTCAGCGTACTTCTTCTGCTCAATAGCCTTCCATAGCTTGAGTGTTACCTTAACGTCCTGAACACAGTAATCCTGCATCTCCTGACTCCACTCATCGAAGTTGTTGTTCTCCTTAAAGTCGCCTTTGAGAATCCCGATTCGGTACCCCCAAGCCTTCAGACTGTGAGAGCCTATAAGGTTCTTGGGGAAGTCTGGAGCTGAGTTAAGTCTACCAAAGTCTCTCTCCTTCAGGTCAGGCCAGATGAGCCTAGTCAGTAAAATGGTGTCCCTGACCACGCCCTTTGGATACCAACTTGGAAACAGTTTCTGGATAACAGGAATGTCAAAGCCAACAATGTTATGGCCCACAATCGTGTTAGCACTCTGTAACATCGCCAAACCTTCCTGGATCCCTCGCCCTTCTGGCTGATCGTTAAACTCATACATTCTCCCCGCCATAAGGTCGGCTATACAAATGCAGTGAATTTTCGTTGTCTTGTCGAAGAGTCCGTCTGACTCAATATCAAATATAAGTGTTCTCATTGTCCCTCAATTAGTTGTTAAACTCCTCAGGAAGTATTGGTTCAGGAAACCCTACCTCCCGTGTTCTGCCCGTGTCATGGCTATACTCCAACCGCGCACACAAGCCCGTTTCACCTGTCCAGCGATTCTTTACGATCCGCACTTGTGTCATGTTTCGGTCAGCTTCATCCTGCTGGTTCCTCTCTAGGCCCAACACTATATCAGACAACTGGCCAATCCCTCGGCTCCCCCGAAGGGAAGCTAAGGAAATCTGTCCACCCTCCTCAAAAGGTTTTCCATCGGAAGTCTTGAGGTGACTCACTAGCACCATGCCAATCTTTAACTCCTCTACTAGTGAGCGAAGTTTGGTCATGGTGACATCAATAAGTCTGCGCTCGTCTCCTCCTTCCAACCCACTGACCACGATGGAAAGGTGGTCTAGGAATATCCACTGGCAACCGCATCCCCTGACCATATAACGAATGCGATTAAGTAGATTATCCGAGTCCACCGATCCAAAGTGGTCGTAGGTGTAGAACCGTCCAGTGCCGACTGAACGCTCAAAAGCTCCTTTTAATTCATCCTCTTCCACTTCTTCTTTGCCAAGGTGGATAGGTTTAGATAACTCAATGCCGACAATCCCCAATGCGGTACGGCGAACGCTCTCTTCTAGTGCGATGTAGCCAACAGTCTGGCCTTGGGTCATTATCCAGTGACATAGCTCTCGGCAAAACTGGCTCTTGCCGATGCCTGACCCTGCGGTAATGGTCACAAGCTCACCTTGGCGTAGGCCGTGGGTCATCTCGGTAACTCCCTCAAAAGGATAGGGGACAGCCTCAGCTACATCCACCTCGGTGATGTATTCCCACAAGTCAGAGCCGCCTACAATCCCATCGGGTCGGTACTCTTTAGCGTCCCACATTGCCTTCACAAGCTCTTGGCTGCGGTTGGCTACCAGCATCTCATTGGCATCCTTTAGAGGAAGGGAAGCTATCTTGGCCTTTCCAGGACTTAGGAGAGCAGCACATTGCTTGGCTGCGGCTCTTCCCGGTTCGTCTTGGTCAAACATGAACACCACGGTCTCAAACTTCTCAACGTAGCTGATGTTCTTTGCGATGGCCTTAGCCGCTGCTGGTGCGCCGTTCGGGACGCTGACCACAGGCCACTTGAGCTGCTGGGTTTGGCTGACTGACATAGCATCAATCTCGCCTTCGGTGACCACCAGCATCTTACCTCCATCAGCCCATAGGTGCTGACCAAACAGCCCCATGTTTGAAGCATCTCCAAGGATCATAAAGTCCTTGTTAGAGAAACGGAGCTTTTGAGCAATGATAGCTCCTTCATTGTCCTTATAAGTCGCTATCTGCACAGGCTTCCCGTTGTAGCTCCCTAATTTGTAATCCCACTTCGAGCAGGTGTCCTTGTTTAGCTTTCGCTTGGGTAAATCTTCAATCTCCCCCGATATAAATGTCTGCATTTTAACTACGTTGTGTGTTGTTTTTGGAGCAGCCGCCCCGTCCGTGTGTTCGTACTGTTGGCAACTAAAACAAAAGCCATGTCCATCGCTGTAACGCGCCATCGCATCGCTACTCCCGCAGTGAGGACACGGCTCATGGCCGATAAACTCTGATGATTCTTCACTCATGTAATCCACTCCCCCGGTACGTTCCCTTGTGCCCATCTAAATCCATTCTTCTCTGCCCATTGGCCATAGCTTGTCCTACTGTTACGACTCAGCTTGACCTTTGCGTTCTGGAAGATAAACCGGATGTCTAATGATGGGTTCGCTTCTCGAACTGCCAGCATCTTTGTCCTGTCGGATGCCTTGAAGAAACCCTTGGCCTCTATGATGACCCCGTTTGGAAGAATAAAGTCTGGCGTGTAGTTGCATTGTCGAACGTATCCTAGCTTAATAGTTTCGTATTCAAACCGCACCCCAGCCTTTGACAACTGGGATGCGATTTGCCGCTCGAACTTAGAGCGGTAGGTTGGGTTTTTAGAAGTCACTCGCGTGAGCTGGTTCCTCTTCCTCTAGTGGAGTTCCAAAGGCTGTGTCTGGCAAGCTCTCGCCTCCGTTCACCTTTTCCTCTTCATCCACGGTAAAGCCGTAGGATGCCGCATCGGATACATTAAATCCGCTGCTGCCTTCCTCATGTACCATCACGGCTTCAGGCTCAAAGGTTATGCCAAAGCCAATGGCTCCGGTGTAGTAAGGAACCATTACGCCTACTACCTGAATCCTAGCTCCATAGCCAACCTCATAATCTGGATCGACCTTAGGCTTGCCGTGTTTGTCAAAAATGACAGGCCGCTTCTCAAACTTAACCTCGCCGTCTTTGCCGACAATTTTGTGCTTCATCTTAAAAATGACAGCAGTGTTTCCAGTTTCGTTCCCGTCCTTATCGGTGTCAGAAACAAAACGAGGATAAGCACTCGGCTTGAGTTTTTGTTTCCCCTCCTGTTCACATTGCCACTTATAAAGTTCCTTCAGTTTTTCGTCGTAGGTCTGTTTGTAGTCTGCGACTTCTTCAGGGGTCAGGATAAGTCTGACGCTAAACTCCCCTTCAATAGCTTTGTATTTGAAGTCAGGTTTGGTCAGTTTCGGAAAGCTCGCCGTGCCAATAGGCGAAACAGGCATCTTTATTCTTGGTATACGTTTCATCTGTTTCCTCAATGATGTGAGGACAAAGAAAGAGACAGTCCCTCTGTGCCCTCGGTTCTACTCCTTGCGAATTTAGCCAAAAAGGTAACTCGCGTTACGAATCTTGGCAATTTCAAAATCACCAAAATCCACTGATTCTGTATTAGTTTTCAATAACTTACCAGATGGCAACAGGCCACCAAGTTGCTCTTGAAATTGGGTTAGCTGGCAGGGGGTAAACACCTCTACAAAGGCTTCCTTCGTCTGCCGCAAAAGTTCATCAATGTCCTCAGCGTGGGTTCCATAACAATCGTGAATTGTAACAAGAGGGGATGGACATTTATTGACCACCCTGTGCATCACCGCTGCGTCTAGTGAATGAACAAAGTTGGGAGCAATAGCCTGAATTTGCCGTCTAGAGTTGATTTCTTCTGGAATGCTCTCGTTAAGCACGACATACCGGAATGAGCCAGCAATGGTTGTTTTAATCGTTTTGGCTACTTGGTTGAAATAGCTTTGGTTCACAAGAAACCCACACGGGCTAACCCATCTCACTGGTATGTTTTCTTCCGATACTTCTTTAGCTATTTCTTTTAGCCAGCTCATTGTTACGGCGGCATTTGGAACTACCTTGGCGATAGCTTGGCTTACCTTTCGAGCCATCCACATTGTAGTTTTACGAAGTCCAAGGTTTGTCCAATCTTTGTCGCTTTTGGCCGCTTGCTCGGCTCCTGCCTCTTCCAAGTGTTTTGCAAATCCGTACAACGTAGCCCCGTAAGGAAGTGTCATCACACATCTCTTTACGAGGCTTCTCTTAATGCCAAAGTCTAGCCACTTTTTAGCCTGAGGTTCGGGCCTGTTCTTGAGGATACATACCAGCTCATCGGCCACCCTACTGTAGATGT